TTTTCAATTCTAGGATCTAGTGTTTCCTGAACGAATAATTCATTAATACCTGATACTTCACTATCATCTTCCATTAGAGCAGGAGTCCAACTTTCAAAATACATATTGTATCCGCGACGACCTGTCATGCGGCTTAGTGTTTCTTTTAATGATTGATAATGATTAGCACCTTCTAGTACTAAGCGTTGGGTACTTTCATTAAATTGTCCATTGCGGGTAGCACGAACAAATCCTGCCATTTTTTCATATTCTTCAACCAATGATTGAATATGACTAGCGCGGTCATCATATGGTGTGCCACCCTCTGCGATATGTCTAGCATATACTCGGGCAAGACCTGGCTTAGTAGTGTTAAGTAAAAAGCGTTCGCCATTAGCATTTTCAACGAAAATTCTAGAAATATTACGATAACGCTGTTCACCTTCTTCAAGTTTACGGTTATGTTGTAATATTATTTTGACACTAGGTATAGCGTCACTATAACTGGCTTGTTTACCCATTGGATAATACCCTTCTGCTATGTTTTCTTTCTTTTTCATATGATCCCTCTGTGCCATATCACTTGCTAAATGGTCTTTGTTTTCGGTGTCAAAGCCTAACTGACGGCGTTGACTCCACATCTTTAATTGTTGTAAAAACCCAGTCCAACTATCATCAAACGATCCTGATTCTAAATCTTCGTTAGTAGAGTCAGTAATATCATCATCATAATATATTTTTAAGTCTTGGTTACTGTCAATAGTTACCCAAGCAGTGTCTACAGGGTTACCATCTTTTTTGAAAGTAAATTTAAAAACTTCGGCTTCATCAGGAACAGGTACTGTTTCCCCATCGCTGCCTTTTGGTATAGGATCGTAACCCCTTACCTTGAGTAATTTGTATAAATCGCGGTTTAATGAGTCTGTTTTAATGGGCATATAGTATTTATCTTTGTATTAACTTAAGACGGCGAAGAATGGTAATGGTTGAATGTATTCATCATGGTCACGAATTTGTTCTCCCAAGTCATGATAGTAATCACTTAAAGATTGTAGCATTCTAACTGTTAGCAATGATGCCATAATCAAATCATCAGTATCACCTATCTTAGCCGCATAACTACCACCACTAGCAACAAAAGTCTTTAATTCTGATATCAAACTTTTGCTATAAATTTTCATTTTCTTGCTTTCTAATAGCGTTTTAAATTTAGCACAGGCAGTGATTTTAGACTTTTGTGTAGTATTGTATCCTCTACGCTTTTTGCCTGACTCACTTAAAAAAATACCTGGTATATTAGTTTCACCATATTCTGCTAATGATATTAGAGAAGCTTCACCAATAGAATTATTCTCTATACTATAATATAGATTATCAGTTTCCCCTGTACATTCTACGATATACTTGTTTATTTGTGCTAGTAATTTAATCTGATTAGGTATGTCTGTTTTATTATGTTTCCATTCACCAATTTGGGTGGTAGTGTTGGCTTCAAAGATTTGTATAGCAGCAGGATCTCCACCTGTTCCTAAACTTGGATCTAATCCTACTGCGTAAATATTACCCTTCTCAGGTTTTTTATACCAACGAACTTGGCCCATACGGGTGATAGGCTCAATACCTTCTAAATCAATTAATGTACTAGGACTAATAAGAGTTTCATCTGCGATAATAAATTCGCAGCCTATTTCACGACGGAATCTATCTTCTCCTAGTTGGGCTTTCATTTCATCAGCCCATTTTTGATCCCTGCCAGGTTGCTCAGTCCAATGTGCCCTATATGCTCTAAATCCGTTTACACCTAATTCAGTTTGATTGCCATATGAATCTTCTGTTTTATTAGCACCTTTCCAAATAAGAGCAAACTGGTCTTCGTCACTATTTGGAGTGCTAGTGATAATTGCTTTACCACCAGTTGATAGTGTAGGTGTAATAGAAGTCCAAAACTGTTCAGCAATAGTAGGTCGAACGAACGCAAACTCATCTAGGTATAGTAGTGTGATAGACATACCACGACCTGTATTTTCCGTAGTAGTGGCTGAAACTATACGACTACCGTTTTCAAAGTCTAATGAGCCTTTGTTATAAGTAGTAACACCTGCTTTAATATAGTCAGGGCAATTTTCATATGCGTAGCGAATACGCTGCATGATTTCTTGTGCGCCTGTATACTTATGTGCTGCTATAAGGATAGTAGAATCGGGCACGAACATAGCGTACCAAAGTAGATAGCCGGCAGCACTAGTAGATTTACCACTTTGACGAGGCATCAAACTAATACTAAAACGATAATTATGGTATGTATGAATTAACCGTTCTTGATAAGGCCATGGATGATATACCATGCTGCCCTTAGTAGGGTGTTGAATCATAAAAAAGTTATCCATGAAGTATAGATAACCAGTAACTGGGTCGCAACACTTAACAAAATCATCTAATTCTTTTTGTGTTGCGAATTTAGTTTTTACATAGGGGGTCTTAACTAATGATGGTGATCCACTCATAATTATTATTTAGTTTGGGCGTCTTCCCAAACTAATATTTATCTTAAAAAAATACTCACTACATAGTGAGTATTTATCGTTTATTTAATATCTAAGGGTCTAGTTTTTGTAAGAACAATACAGTAAAACTTTTCTTTAAAGTTCTTAATTTCACCATTTTCGCCAGGACTACCTAAATCAAACTCAATACTATTGAATATGTTAGTATCAAACCCAGTTCGTATGAATAATGCTAATAACTGAGCCTCTCCTAAGATACTGTAATGATTTAAGTTAAACTCATGCTGTCTTTCACAGTTTGGGGCAGGTACTTCAATATACATCTTGCCACCTTGTTTAAGTACACGGTTATATTCCATTAAACTAAAGATAGGATATGGACTATGCTCTAACGCATGTCGTAGAAATATAAAATCTACTGACTCATCATAATAGCCATCTTTTTGTGGTAAGAAACTTAAATCATACTTCTTGATAGTATGACCTTTATCCTCACAAATTTTTACATCTTCAGGACTTAGAGTTACTCCAGTTACATCTGTGTAACCACGCTCTTTCATTTCGTCTAGGAAATAGCCCGGGCCACAACCTAAATCTAAAATTTTAGAATCTTTAGGTAAATCTAATGGATCTATATAAGTTTTTATAACTTCTGTAGTTAACTGTTTGTGGAACTTGCTTTCACCCTCACTATAAATGTGACAGTTTACTAGATATTCATAATAAAACTTAAGTTTAACAGTGTCAAATATTTGGTTAACATCAATCATGGTTGGTCTTTCTTTTGTTTACAGTTATTAAAATGCCATCTAGACATCACCCCAGTACCACCTGTAACTCCACAATGTGGACAGTTAATTTGTGGTTTGGGTTTACCTGAATTGGCTATACTATTTTTTAGCTTCCATTCATCGGACTGTATTTTTCCAAAGTTTGGATTATTGATTCCGACTCTAGACCTATTCAATAGGCCTAAATCAGGCCTACCTATTCCTCTTTTTTTGACTGCTCGTTTTTCAATATGGTTTGGTGTTTGCGGACCATAAGGCTTGCGCGGGCCACTCATTTTATCTATTGATTGCGGTGTGTGGGGGATACCGGTACGAATCGGTGAGCGATCATTATTATGTTGATTGTAACTTGCTGAATCATGTTTAGCATTTGAATCCTGTAGTAATTTAGTTTCTAACGCATACATATCAGCAGGTGTACCAGTTGCTAGTATTTCTCGTTTCCATTCATTTGGATTTGATAGTATTAATGGTTTGACTATTTTACTTGAACAGTAATAGCCATCTTCAGGATGGCTTCCCGCTCTAGTTCGGGACCCTATATACCATTTACCAGTAGGTAGATGAATCCACTTATATACATATGCAACCGTCTCCATACATATATTTATTCGCAAACGCAAGATAAATTATTTTTTATACCCTTTAAATCCTACAGCAATACTCTTGGTATTAGTATCTTCGGGTTCTTCACTCTTGGAATAAGGAATTACTTCGTGTACTTCTGTAGGTATAGTCTTTGTGGCTGCTATAAACATATTGTATTCTTCTTCAGTATATGGATGAACTGAATTATACTTCTCAATAAAACTAGCATTATCCATTTCTACTGCATCTTGACTCTTACCATCAGCCATTGCCATTGCCATCCATAAACGATTCAAGTGATATGTTCTATCATATCCACCTTTATCACGAACTTTATATATGCCCTTAGATACTTGAGTATGGTTGTGGTTAGGTTTACCATCACTTTCAGTTAAAAATTCATGGGCTCTCATTTTTTATACCCTTTAAAGGGTTTTAAAGTACTCTTAGTACCAGTATCTACCGGCTCTTCACTTTTAGGTGTTGTAATTAGTTTTGCATCACTTGTTTTCATTCCCATTTCATGCATTGTATCATCTAGATATCCTTGCAATGGATCTATGCCTGCGTATGATACTATAACTAAATTTTCTCCCCATGGAGTTTCTTTAGCGAACTCAGGTACATTATCCTCTTGACGCTGTTTAGCACCTTTTGCCCCTGCTAACCCTACACCAAATCTATATTGAGTATAAAAATCATTATTTTTTAATTTATCAATAACCCATGCAGCAGGTAATGTTCGCTCTACTGCAGGCTGAATAGATCCGGTTGCTTCTGTAATAAATTCTCTAGCTCTCATGTTGTAATTATTAACCCATTGTTAGTTGCTAACTCGTAATCAGTGTCTTGTGTAAGTGTTAATATACTTCCTGGGACTATAGCATTGAATGTTATCTGATAAGAGATAAAATGTACAATAGTGGTATTTGCTGAATTACCTAATGGTAGTGCATACAAGTTAACATTACCATTTTCTACAACCATATCATATTCTGTTATAAGATTTCCAAAATATTGTTGACTTTGTTCTGCCCAATTAACATCGGTTAAACTATTATTAATAGCCGAATATATTATAATATTTTGGCTATCATCATTGAGAACATTACTAGAATTAATCTGCATAGTTGCTTGAGTAAAAGCATTAGCAGGGGTACTTAGAATTAATTGCGGATCTACACCAACAGTAATACTTTGTAATGTAGAGAAGTTTACCGCATTAATATTCGCAAAGTTATTGTTTACCTTTTGAAAGGCAGTGCGTAAGGGATCGCCGTCACCATCATTGGCTGTTGCCCCTACATTAATGACTTCAAGTGTGGCCATATCTATGTTCCAAATCTATATAGTATTTATCACACAGTAGGCTTTTGTAAACTGAGAATTATTTCACGCTTTCAAATATTTTTTTCTGCTCAGTATACCATTCTTGCCAACTCTCAACTTTGGTTGCACAATTATAATATCTCACATAGTTTTCTACTACAACTTTTAACATGTCTGTAATAGGTACTTTATCACCAGGCTCAATAGGTTTTAACGGTTCGCATTTTTCTGCTAATGCGCTAGGATAAGGAGGAAATTTACGCTCTATTGGAACAGGGGCGGTAGCACAAGCAGATAACAATAATATTACTGGTATTAACGTCCTCATTTTTTCTCTCCTGAGGATTGACTAGATAAGTTTACAATCTTATTATGTTGCTCAATGATTTCTTGAGGCACTGGACAATTTTCTATATATTTGATAATCTCTTCTTTTTTAATGATTTCTTTATCAATATATTTTATTATATCATCGCCCTTTTGTTTGATGACCTTGGTTTTGTTTACAATCTTTTCTTGTATTTCTACAGTTTTTTCTACAGCTTTGACTTCTGATACAGCAACTTTAGCTTCTACTTCTTTTACTTTCGATTGCCATATGTGTTCATTTTCTAACCCACCTTCTAAGTATAAGGCAAGTGTTAGTACGAATATACTGATAATTTGAATAGGTAGTTTATACTTACCAACAAATGGTATAAACCCTAATACAAAGCCTAGAATCACACCAATAATACCAACAGTTAATAAACCATGTATAGCGTAATCAGGTAGAACAGATAATATCCACATGCCCGTATTTATCTACAGGAATCAATTAATCAAACTTAAGTTTGAAAAATGTATATTTTTCTTTAGGCAATTTAGCCGTAATAGTATACACATAACCAAAAAGAGTATGATCAACATGTCTATGCCAAGTTGGTTGCTCTATAGCATTATCCATAATCCACTTACCTTTTTCTGATTGTTGGAATTCCCAAAGAGGTTGAGAAGCATAGATATCAGGATCATCAGCATCACCTATACTGAATGTATGAACTTTAGTTTTAATGTAGTCTTTCATACAGCCATTTCCGCTTTGATTGGTCCATGACTACTATATCCTTCTAAATGAATATCATTCATAGTCATTTCAAAAATATCTTTCTTTTCTACGGGTAGCATTAATGTAGGTAAGGGCAATGGATCACGGGATAATTGTTCTTTAACCTGTTCAACATGATTGGTATAGATATGTGTATCACCGGTACTGATAATTAATTCACCAACTTTGTAACCACAATGATGAGCAATCAAATGAGTTAGTAGAGCATAACTAGCAATATTAAAGGGCAATCCCAAGAAAACATCCACTGACCTTTGATACATATGACAACTCAATTCACGGTTCTTGTTCACATAGAATTGACTCATAACATGACAAGGTGGCAATGCCATTTGATCTAATTCGCCAACATTCCATGCACTGAGAATATGTCTACGACCATTAGGATCATTCTTTAATCCATCGATTAGATTTTTAAGTTGGTCTACTTCAATTTGGTCAACTGCAAGTCGTGTGCCACCTTTGTGTGCAGAACCCATATCTTTTTCAATACGGTACTTGTTCCAATGACGCCATTGCACTCCATAAACTGGTCCTAAGTCTCCGTCAAATTTTGCTTTATCTTTCCAATAAGGTGCTAAAGCATTAGGAGTCCAAATTGTAACAACACCTTCTCTAGTGCCATGTGTGATTTCAGCTAGTCTACGCTCATCGTTACTACCTTCAATGAACCACAAAAGTTCACCTACACAGGCTTTCCAAGCTAATTTTTTAGTAGTAACAGCAGGAAAACCTTTGCGTAAATCAAACCGTAATTGTCTACCAAATACCGATAGTGTTCCTACACCAGTTCTGTCGTTTTTTGTTTCGCCGTTCTCTAATATGTCTTTAAGCAAATCTAAGTATAATTGCATTTTTGTGTGTATTTCCAATAATCAGGATGATCTCTGCCCCAAATTTCATATATATGGTCACTATGAACCTCTTCATGTGAAATTCTAAACTCACCGCGCAATTTTATTAAGTCTATAAAAGTATCACATGCGTATTCAGCAAAGGTAGTAGTCAAATGAATTTTAGTAATCTTTCCCCAACATGATTTAATTAATGCTGCCCCGCCCATTATCCATGGTTCATGAAAATATTCTAGGTCATCTAGATGAGCAATTGTTTTAACATTATTAGGTAGTATAATTGGTTTTGTAGTAACTACAACATTAATTCTGTGAGGTAATGGTTTTACTGGAAGACTATCCCAAGTATTACGACCCATAACTACAGTTTTATCCTGAGTTAATTTTTTGAATCTTGACAAATCGCCCTCGATTTTACTCCAAGGCAATCTGTTATGATAGCCTATACCACCTTTTGGATCACAGGCTATAATCAAATTCATAAATTACCCAACAGCCTATCTGTTTCAGGTTGCACCGCATCAGCAATACTTTGAACATTAAGAATAAACTCTATACTAGTAATGGAATCGTCAAGTTCATGAAGCTTTCTACTTACTGCCTCTTCAATTTGATTTGGATCCAATCCTTGGCTTAGAAACTTCTCAATGTTAATTGTTTGTTGGCGTTTACCCTGTAATTTAATAACCACTTTTTTAATAAATTCTACCGGGATCTTTTGTTTTTCAACATCCTCAAGGATGTGTTCCCATTTGGCGATAAATTCTGGTGACATTATGCACTAACTTTTGCTCTTGATTTTCTTGCTTTAACTGGAGTTGCGTCAACAACTGGTGTTGAAGATGCACCAATACCGGGATCTAATGATTTAGCTTCTTCCATTAAACGCCTTGATTCAGCTAATAGGCCCTGTGCTTCACGTTCCATTTTCTGTGCTTGTTCAATTCTTTGTTGTGCTAATGAACTATCACCTAAGATATCACTTGATCCTTGAACACCAGATTGTGGACCACGCATTCTGCGTACTACATCAGCTGGATCTTGTAATCCCATGCTTTTATCCATTTCGGCCAATCGACGGACTGCATCCTCACCCTGTTGCATTTCGTTTAGAATCTTGTTTAATTCATTTAACTTGATTCTAGTATTGGGTTGAGGTGTCATTACGATTTGTTCTGTATTAACCTTTTTAAGTTGACCTTCATGGTGAAGTACATGAAGAATAGGTTTACCGTCTTTGGTGTATGTTCTGTTAAGAGCGTCTGCTAAGTTTTCACTATTCTGACCAATGTCACTTTCAATACATTGAATCATTGGGTCGTGAACGTGCATATTCAATGTTTCAGTGTATGTTACCAAACACATATGTGGCTCTCCAGGGACCTCCCTAAAGATAACTGCTATTTTACGATCACCGTGTTTGCCTACATGTCTTAAGAAACTCATTTCAATCTCCTGATTATATAATTATTTAATAAATTTTGACTACATTGTAAAATTTATTATGACCAAGTTAGTTCGTATAATACGGCTTCTCCAGGATCCTCAAATGCAGGAACCTGAAATTTTTGATAATCTTCATCCATCATAGTAACTAAAGAATACCTACCGTTAAGAGTGGTAGCGATCCATGCTATAGATTTAGCGGTTATCGCAGTTTTAGCCAATACAAAATGCGTTGGCTTAAAATTTAATTGCCTATAAGAAAACCAAGTGATAGGATCAATACCCATTATCGTGTTAGTGTATCTAGCATTTTATATTTTTCATACGCCTCTACTACTGCAGGTGAAGAATTTGTATTGGTTGGCACTACTTCTAACCAAAGGTCTCGAAAAGCAAAGGTAATAGGTAAATACTCACCCTCTGAGTATAATCTAGGTTGATGAATCCTGCCTGAATTGTAAAGTTTGGAAGCCAATTCCATAACGGTTTCAAAATCAAATCTTGAGAAGTCGTACCTTTGAGAATTCCTAGCGTATTGATTACCGTCATCATAATATAACTTAATTACCCCAACATATTGCTCATAGGTTTCACACTTAGTCCTAGTAATAATCATCAAAACTTGGTCCTCGGACACTTCGCCCCTTAGGATACTCTGTAAGCAGCCGCCCAAACTACCACCAATATACATCATAGTGAATTTTCTTTTTTAATAAGATTATAAACTACTAACAACCTATCCAATACATCATTCAATGATGGATTGGTTTTTGCCAATCCTCTAATATCTTTCCAAACTTCGGCTTGCTCTTGTTCATTGATACGAGACCAAGCCTTTTCACTCATTGATATTAACACCCTTTCTGTAGATCCCGCTTTTCTAGCATATATAGTTTCCCCCTTATCGGGGGATTCATATATCAGGTCACTTCTCGTCATAAATTGCGAATGTACCAAACGGGGGATTAGGATCCTTATCACCGTGAATGATCCATGTCGTATCACAATAATCAGGATCTCCCCAACTACCACAAGGGTAGCCATCCGTGAACACAATCAAACGTTTGGGTACAATTGCATTTTCTTTAAGATAACCAAAGACACAATCAAAGTCAGTACCACCTCCACCAACTGGTTCATATGAATCAATTGTGTCCATGTTCTCGCTAGTGAAGTCTTGCGGATTATAAGTCTCTGTATCAAAGCAGAATACATGTACTTTGTATCCGTCAAAGGCATCCATCATACCTGCAATCTCACCCAAGAATGCCTGTCCTTGTTTATCAGTGATAGACCCTGACATATCAAGACTAACTACAACATCAATTTCTTCACCCGGGGTCATACCAGGCATGATAGCATCCATGTGCCAACCGCGACGATTAGGACGCATGAAACTAAAGTCGGTACGAATAGCACTTGTCAAATTAGTTTGAATCAATTCACGCCAAGGCATAACTGGGTTAGTATGATGCTTGATCAACCGCTCAACACCTTTAGGAACAGAACCTGCTTCTGCACCTTGTGCGGCATTGATGATAGCCTGCTTGACTTCCTGACGGACACGCTCACGCTCCTCAGGGCTCATCTTAGGACGACCTTTAACCTTACCACTACCGTCAACCTCTTCGCCGTCACTCTCGCCTTGACTTTCACCTTCCATATGATCATCAATCATTTGGTCGATAAGATCCTCGACGTTAATCTTTTCTGCCTTCTCATAAAGGTCATCATAGATTTCTTCGGCAGACTTACCGTCGTACTTTGCTTCATACAAACAAGGAACTGTTTTGATAAACTCACCGACCTTGTGCCGTTTCAGGTCGGCATTAACGGCGTAGTCATCAGCAATATTCCAAAGCTGGGGATCGCGGGTGCCTCGACGACCGATATGATCGTAGACCACATGTAGTACTTCATGCCCAACCAAGAATTCAACTTCTTTAGGCTTGAGCATCATAATGAACCGAGAATTGTAATAGAATTTCAAGCCGTCGGTAGCGGCTGTACTACACCATTCATCGGCGTTAACCAGTTGCATACGGGTCGCAAGGTTACCAAAGAATGAATGACGGAGAAGCAGACCAATGCGGGCAGTTACCAACCGCTCACGGGCATTGAAGTCTACTTTAGCGTCGGTAGGACCGACCAAGTTCTCAAATTTTTTACTGCGTTTACGCTTTTTAGTCGGGGCAATTACTTCGCTCATACCTACTCCTTTATCGTATATATGCTATATTGTAACATATACCGTATTTAATTGCAAATGAAAAAAGGGGAGTTGCCTCCCCTTTGATCAGTTACCTGCTTCTACAATGTACTTGCCGTATTTCTTGTGGAAGTCATCAAAATGCTTCAACTGACTGGGTTCGATCGGAAGACGATAAGTTTTCAGAGCGACCTTTGCACCCATTACGACCAACTCAGTTTCAAAGTTAGCCATGATGTAACTGAAGAAATTATCAGCCATTTCATGGAACTGTTTGTTAGATACACGCTTGTTGTCAAGCGCATCCTTCAATTCATAGCACAGGCTAATCGTGAGGGAGTACATTGCCGACACTTCCTTGACACGGAGTTCCTTGACCTTACCTGCGAGAATGTCGCTAGGCTCGGGCATCTGACC